TCAAAAATAATTTGGTTTTAATCATACTATATGTTCTTTAAAGTAATTTGGTTCTTCATAATCATCTGCTTCAATCATATCACAATAAGTTGCCAGTGTAGAATCCCAGGTTTTATCTGTATTCTGCTTTCTAACAAAATATTGAGAGTTACGCATGTAGTTGTATCTATTCATAGAATACTCATCTACATACTTGTCAGTAGCTTTTAACACAGTTTCCCATGAATAGCTAAAGTTCTCAAAGAACCATCTGAAAGCATTCTCAAGACCCTTAATATTTACTCTGGCAGGTACACCGCTAGGTAACTTACCCTTTGGAAACAATTCATTGTAAAGTTTAATGTTGTCTAGGAAGTCATCTCCCATTAGATTCTTAGATGTTTTCTTCTTAGATTTCTTAAAGAAACCATCAATTTCTTCTATAAATTTAAGGCTATTCTCTGACAATTCCAAGGATTCCGTTAGGTAATTACCAGATAATAATTTAGAAACTTCAAGTGAAGCACTAACAGATTTATCTGGTACAATATTTTTATGTATACAATATAAAACATAAAATGAATTAGGTGTAAGCCCTATACTTATTAGCTTAGAAAATACTTCTTGCATTACCAGATGATTTTGTAATTATATAAATGCTGTACAGTATCCCGAACTTCTCCAAAGACACCTTTAGAATCCCATTTGCTACCGTTATAGGCAGCACTTGCAGGATGTGAGACCATAAATTTAGTACAATTTTCTCCACACATATCTGCCCACTCTTGAGATTTTTTACCCATATAGATATATACAAGTCCTGGATGAAAATTCTTAAGGTAGTCAAATAGATAAGCTACAAAGGGTGCCCATATTTCATAATGCTGACCAATCTTACTAACTTCAGTTGTAAGAGCTGTATTAAGCATTAAGACACCTTGGTTACTCCATTTTACTAAATCTAGCGGTCTCTCATACCCATCAGGATATAGTTTTTGAACCTCATCAAGAATAAACCTTAGAGAAGGCTGTTCTTTCTGTGACTTACCACAACTAAAAGCAATGCCATCTGCTACACCAAGTGCGGGATAAGGATCTTGTCCTACTATAACTACTTTAAGTTCATTATATGGACACTCCTCAAATGCTCTAAAAACATCTTTTAGTACAGGAGTAAACCTTTTACCATCATTTGATAGTTTATACAAGTCAGTAAGAATCTTTTCAAATTCTAAACTAAATATAAAAGGTTTAAGAACTCTACCCCAACCACTGGGTTCAAGTTTATTAAATATTTTTTGTTTGTAATCATCAACGTCTAGTATATTACTCATAATCATGTATATTTGTTAAAAGGATTATATAATGGCTATCAAGGTAAAAGAAATAAAAAGTGATGCAACTTTAACTATTACAGTAAATAAGAATTTTTACATGATGTGTAAATCTCTCTCATTTTATTTATTTCAACAAATAGGTGAAAAACAAAATGAGGATTATCTTAAGGACATTATGAATAAGTCTTATACTGATTTAGATGACCTGCAAAAATCTTTTTATACTATTGATCTTTTGCTAGCTGAAATTGAAGCACAAGCTAAAACTTCCAACCAATATGAAGAAAAAGATATTCTTCAACCGGGTGATGAAGGTTATGTTGAACCTACCCAAGGTTAAGATTAAAATCTTTTCCAATCTCTACACAAGACTCTATAGCCAGAGCCAATTCTGATTTACTGCAGTCAGCAAAAGATTTACAAACCTCTGCATCTCCTGCATCATAACAAAGACCTGAATGGGTCTTAATAATACGTTTCATCTCATCAAAAGTATAGCCAGATTCTTGTGCTAATGTACGTATACATGCATGCACTTTAGCAATCTGAGCTAATGAACCATTATCAGAAGTTAGGCCCATAAAAACCTCAACTTGTTGTCCGTCAGCCAGTTTATCAACAAAAATCTGAAAATTTAATTTAGATTTATCATCTGGATAAATTAGCTTACCTCCACGCTTAACTAGTTTTACTGTGAACATCTGTTAATTTTTTAGCAATTTGTTTGGCTAAATAAGGACTGCATTTGTATTTATACATCACATAGCCAGCTATTATCTTTGGACTCATTATTTCTATGTCCTTATTATCTAACTTTATTTCCTTTACTATGTGCTCTACTACTACATTTGCCATTACTTAGCTGCCATTGTTTGCATAAATACTTCATGGTTAAGTATCTCATGTGGGTAATCTTTGGCAATCTTCCAATAGACCTGATTCACTTTACTATACTCACCATGTTCTTTAATTCTTAGATCTCTAAAGCTCTTAATTGATAGAGTAACCATATGCAGGTTCTCTTGATCTGAAGATTCTAACATTGCAATCATGTTCTTTATCTCAGTATCATTAATGTAGCCCATTCTCTTTAGCAGTTGTAACTCTGCCATATATACAAAAGGACGGAATGTACCCACTTTACTACCCTTATGGTACATATACCACAGATAGTTTAAGTTTCTATCTACATTATCTGTTAATTCATAATGCTCTTTTGCAATCTGTGCTGATAATTCCAGCATTTCATCCATTATTTTCTTTTCCATTATATTATCTAATATTAAATCATCAAGCTTTCTATCGGCTTTACTCATTCCATAAATATCTTCATTTATTAAGGCATTAACAATTCTTGGATCATCAATAGATCTAACAGAAATTTTAGAAAATGTAACGGATAGTGTTCCATGGAAGGATCCTATCATGAAGTTCCTGAAATTGTCTAATATAGTCTGCCTTCCTTCTGTGTTCATATCTAACATTGGTACCACCATACTGAGAAACTTTTGATTCTTGAATTTTTGGAGTCCATAAGAACTCTTCACCTGGTAATTTATTTGCTACGTTGTACAAATGTTTCTGCTCATTATGAGTTAAAAAGATTACCTCAGCTTTAACTGCATCATGATCCCATCCATCATTTTTTGCAACACTTGCAATAGTTCTAAATAATGATTCATAGTGCTGTAACCAGTTATCATGTACAATAACAGGACTAAAGTTTAAATGAACTTGATAACCAGCATTTCTAAATTCGTAAATAGCTCTAAGTCTCTCATAAAGTTTACTTGTATTAGGCTCAAGATGTTGCATTAGTTCATAAGGCATTAGACTAAATCTAATTCTAATTTTACCTTCAGGACCAAAAGTTAATAACTCTTTATTCACATACTTAGTAGCAAATGAACCCATAGCAAGAGGGTGATCTCTAAAAAACTTAAAGATTGTTTTCCAATCATGATACTTAGCATGTAGAGCAAAGTCCTCATTGCAACTGATATCATATGTAATATAATCTCCAGTTTGATTTGGCTTCTCTACATCTGCAAAGAATGCATGGGAATTGATTTCTGTCAGGATATCCATAGTATTCTTAGCTACAGATAATCCTTCCGGCTTATGTCTCTTCATATAACAGTAAGTACAGTTATACAAACAGCCATGACCAAAAGAAGGAGCAATGTAATCAGTGCTCCTCCCACTTGGTCTAATAATCATACTCTTTCTAGTGACTTTTTCTACAACACTCATAATCTCTTAATCCGCTGCACTTTCCTAACATATGTAGAAATTATCACTTTAGAAAGTTAATGTAAGCTTGTGCACCTTTTCTTGTATGGTATACCATATAAAATCCTGCATTATTCTTAACTGTCTTCCAAAAGAACCATAAGAATTTTTTCCTAACAACATAGTAAGTTGTATGATCATCTGTTACTTCTACTACTTTGTAGTCTTTCTTGTTTACACTCATCATTTTAGGTTTAAATTATACTTTATCTTTTCCATCTTTCATAATTTTACTTGGCCAGTAAAAATCACACTTAGCCTCCTCTACATTGTAAGGTGCTTCAATATATGACTGCATATACTCTCCTGCTTTAGCTTTATATCTGTAACAACTGTCTTTTAAAGGACAATTATCACCAGTGCAGATTGACATATCTGGCATAACTTAGAGTATAAAATTAAGTAAAATATGACCAAAGCCAATTCCGGCTAAAAAGTAAACAAGATTGTTTACCCATTTTGGATAATTCTTCATCTTAAAATAAATTAAAAAGTGTGCTCAATAAAACACCAATTAATACTACTGATATAGCTCCTACTACTAACATAGTAGTATATGCTGCCATTTCTTCTCTACGTTCTTGCTGGTTTTTCATTTTACAAGTTTATAGTTTTCTGAAGTATTAAGATAGTTTTCCCAATCCTCATTGGTATAGTTCAACATCTTTTCAAATTCATCTTTTGGTAGCCTATTGGTTCTGTATTTTTCTACACCAGAAGGATACTTCAAACGGATAGTATAGCAGCTTCTCCAATGATCTGATTTTACATTTAGTTCATAGTTCATTGTTCTTGTTGTTTAAAGGTCTTTACTTATCTTCAATAGAAATGTATCCAATTACTGCACCTGCACCGGTAAATGTACCTATAGTATAAACTATTTCAGCTTTACCAACTGGTTCCCAATTACATGTACACATTTTGTATACACATCTAAAATATCCAAAAAGCAATATTGCTCCAATTATCATTGGTAGCAATGCCAATATAACTACTCCTACTTTATTTTTCATTTTTTGTTTGTTTATAGTCAATAATAAATCCAATTCCCACAATTATATTCATACCTAGGGACATAAGTATCTCATGTATGTCCTTGTATACATTCATACTAAGGTGTACATGCCCTATCATCCAAAAAGGTATGGATAAGTTTTGGCTTATCCATACCAAGGTATATTTAATAAAGTGTTTCAAGGTTTAGTAACATAATTTACAGCAGCTGTTGAACCGCTCATAGAGAATGTATACATTGTTTTAACTGTTTCAGAACAGTCAAAATCACTAATTCTAATTTTTATTGTGCTGGCAGATTTAAAGTCAGCATAAAAATCTTCATTAATTAAATCTACAGATACTACAGCAATAGGATCTTCATCACCATATAATGGACAGGCTCTTCCGTATTGCTTATTTACACCATTTACTTGAAATGATAATTCTACAAATACAGGACCGTCTCCACAATAAGTTTCACCACCTACGTAAAAAACAACTCCTTCATTAACATACTCTAACTTGAGATATGTAGCTTGTTTCTCATTTGTATATGCAATCTTAGATGGAGTATCAAATCCATTATCTAATTTGTTTACTATCCATTGTGCATTAGAAGTAAAACTCAATGCAATAATTCCTAACAATAATAATCTTTTCATAATTTAGTTTTTTGTGTTGTACAAATGGTTTAAATAACCCAATCGCCAACCTTTAGCATTTTTAGACCAATCTTTTACCTTTACAAATTTAAAAGTTTCCTTCTTTTTTGCAACTGGTTTAGGATGAGTAAGATATGCAATAATTGGTATCCATACAAGAGCGCATAGTACTATTATAATCTTAGTCTCCTTCCTCATTATTTACCCTTTGCAAGTCTTCTGATTTTGCCTTTCCTGAGTTCTTCTTCCCAGGATTCTCTGACTTGTGCAGTCTTTGCAATCTCTCTTGGATTTTCTTGTTTAACTCTGAATAGTCTAATTTTCTCTTGTTCTCTTTCATACTCTTCCCAATTATAAATTTCTAATTCTTTCATACGAGCCATATCTGCAATGGTCATTTCTTCTGGAACCTGACCATCATTCTCATGCATAACACGCATATATATTTCTTTCATTCTGCCCATAATTTCATAGATTTTTCAAGTAAATGTGCAACTGTAGTTCTAACATCTTTGTGCCCAAATAAGTCTCTAACTAAAGTCAACTTTTTAAATAGTTTATCATCAACAGTTATTTGTATTGTTCTTTGTCTTTGTGATTTAATAGCATGACTTTTACTAAAATCAAAAGGAAACAATTGAGCATATACATATACATTTTTTTTATATGCAACGTCATCTTTAAATTGAACTGGCAATCTTCTATTGTAGTTTACTTTTTCTCTTTTAAGTCCCGTTAATTTTGCAATTGTATGTTCAGATAGACCAAATTTTTGATGTAGAATACCAATTAAATAGCTTCTTTGATCAACAACATTTCTTTTACGGGTCTTTTGGTCTAAAGAACTAAGTTCTTTAATGATTTCTTCTTTAGTATAGTCTTCCATAAAATTAAATTAATTCTAAGTCAGCCTCTTTAACAGCTTCTTCCTCCATGTTAGCAACTCTTTCATCCAAAGGCACAAATCTATCAGCATCATAGTATTCATATGGAAAACAGTCAGCAGACATCTGTACCTCTTTAAGAAGCACACCATATCTGCCATCCTGTAATCCCATCTTTACTACTTTGATAATAGTATAAGATTCTCCTTCTTTAATCCATTGCTCAATAGGAACTTTAGCAGGTTTATTGGTGCTATTGATGCATATCACCTTCATAAGGTTCCATTTTTACTTTTAAACCAACAGCTTCTAAAGATTCTTTCATGGTTTCAATCTGAGCCCAACATCCATGTTTAATAGTACATCTGCCTGCAAGGTCAGCAACTAAAACACACTGTTCAGCTTGTTGTGGTTCATGTCCACAGAATTTAATGAGACAAGCCATAACATAAGAAAAGCTGTTTTTATCATCATTATATAATATAAGTTTATGATCTTCTGGTAGTTCCATTTTGTTAATTTAGTTTTAAACCATAATTTTTCCAAAGAATCTTGTTCTGGTCAAATCCTTCAAGAGCTTCTTTAACCCATTTTTCATCTACAGTATCCATATAACAGAGTATATGTACAATAGCTTTCTCATCTGGATTAAGGCGGAGCAATCTACCAATTCTCTGTGCTGCTTTTCTCTCATTACCATATGCATGCATAATGATACCTTGTCTTAATTCAGGTATATTAATACCCTCATTCAACTGCAGTACACAAGATAGTTGTTTGATTTTACCTTCTTTGAATAGTAATAAGTTATCTTCCGAACTCTTATTACCACTGTGATAACTATATCTGCATAGTTTATCAGCCTGATCTTGAGTATTAGCAAAAACAATACATTTGGTAAGAATATGCTCCATCAATTGTTTAGTATACTTCTCTTTAGTAGAATATTCCATGAGAGCTTTCATTCTCATAACTCGGAGCATATGCATGTTACCAGAACCTACATCAATTCTTCTAGACCAATAAACATAATTATCATACTCTGAAGTAACAAAAGATTTATTCTTCATTACTGCTTGATAACCCTTAGATTTATTCAATTGAAGCTCATGTACAATGATTTGGTAATCATTAATGATACCATTCTCAATTGCATCATCAGCCTTAAAAGTATAAACTACAGGACAGAACTGACCAACCATTATTCCTTTCTCAGAACTGCTGTGTTTAGGTGGGGTACCAGTTAAACCTAGTATCCCACCTTTGTACACATCAAGAAATGTTCTATGAGAATCAAGAAGTGAATGGCACTCATCTAAATAAACATAATCATATTCATTTGGATCTCTCTTTGATAAACCAATGTATGTAGAGAAAGTAATTCTCTTTAACAAATCTTGTTTACCAAACTTTACAGCATCATCAGACCAAGACTGAAAGATAGATTTCTTTGGAGCAACTACTAATACATTTTGCATAGCATTAGTATTTCTCTCAATATGTAATAGGCCAACAAGGGTCTTACCGACCCCTGTGCCTAATACTACGGAACATCTCCGTCTCCTTTCTGTTGCCTTTAATGCTTCTTCTTGAATCTCTTCTCTTTCCATTATTTAGTTAAATTGAAAATGTTTTTGCTAATAAATGCTTCAGCAGCACCTGTATCACTCATAGCTTTAACAGTCTTGATATGTTTATCAAGATTTGCTAATGCTTTATCATGATCATAACTACCCCATGCACGCATAAATACTTGTAAGAATTGGTGCTTAACCCAACGGTCAGCTCTACCAATCTTTAAGAAGAACTCATTGAATGCTTTAGCCATATCTTGTGCCTCAGGATTAGTAATTTTGAAATGACCAGACTTAATCAATCTAGAACCAGAAACTACAGCTGAGGTACCACGTGTACATATTGCAGCCAACATCAATGGCTCAATATTATAAGTGTTTCTCATTTTAAACAACTTCTGATAGTCCGGTAAATAAGGCTTAAATGCATTTACATAGTTTAGAAGTGTCCATGATTTTGATGAGTTATTCATCTTTGCCATTTTAACAACTAATTCAATTTCGTCCTCTACATCAAGAACAATGTATGGGATCTCTAATCCTTCTGCTACAAGACCAGTAAACAAGTGTTGACCATCTGTAATATATCTTTGTTTTTTACCAGAGATTACATCTGTTTCAATACATACTACAGGTCTAATTACACCCATTGTACGTATACTTTCAATCATTGTTTGTACGTGTCCTGGGTTCAAAATTCTATTATTATCTAAGAATAAGAATTTTTCATAGTCTTTGCTGTACTTAATGTTAACTTTTGAGTTCATAATCATAATTTTTTAATCAGTAAATAAAATCATTTTAAATAGTTCAGTATTCTAGCCTCTGCAGGATGAGCATGAATCCAATCATGACAGTTTCTACATACGCTCAACCATGTAGACTGTACCAAATAGAAAGCATCCCTGTTAGAGCCGGCATATGTATGGTGTACATCAGTACTACCATTCATACAACCGGCTACAGAGATCTGACATATTGGATTTTCAGTAAGAAACCTTTCTCTCAGTTTAAGATAC